ATAGTAGGAGGAATGATGCTACCGTTAGCAATCAGTTCTGGTGCAGGAACAGAGATCAGTTCAGAACCATACACATCAGTGTTGTTCATGCTGATAGCACCACCACGAAACTTAGGAGTGGCAGTGAAATAATATGCATTCTTGGCAGTCAACGATGCAGCAGCAACTTCTTTGAAGAAGTCACGACGAACAGAATTATGTGCCTCATCATAATAGATGTAGTCAACATCAATACCTGCCTCGTTGACACGGCGCAAAGAATTGTAGGTGGTAAAGATAATTTGGTGAGAATTTGCTGCCTTGCAGATAGAATCGTGAATAACAATTTCACGAACTTTGGTCGTCTTGTGGCAGTCAATTTCACCACTATGAACATGCAGCACAGTAGCATCTACTTTGCCGTTAAGAACAGACCAGAACTCTTCATAGAGTTGGACTGCCAGCAGGATGCGCGGAGCGACCACCACAACAGTCTTGCGAGTGTCTGCAGTCTCAAGACGATGCAGACAGTCAAGAATCATTGGCAGGGTCTTGCCACCGCCCGTAGGGCACGTTACGCGACCACGAGCAGCGGTCTTGAGGGCATCGAGAATACGCTGTTGATGGGGGCGAAGAGTGGGGATCATGTGGGGCGCTGTTGATAAGAATAGTATAGGGCATGAGGAAGGGGGCACGAAGCCCCCTGTGACAGTTCTTCAATCGTCCACACAGTCAACGGATCCTATATCACATACAGGAACCTCATGTTCATTTGCAATCAAATACCAATGCATCATCATTCCATGGTATTCTGGGTGACCTTTAAAGTTTTCTGGATAGATTCGCTCGCCAATATACTTCAGTTCTGTGTCTGGAATTTTGTTTTCACGCAACATTGCCTGCAGTTGAAGATGCGTTAGTTCGTATTGTGTGGGGACGTTCATGACAATTTAAATCACATGAGAACAGTTTAAGTCACTGCTCAAGTTCTGTCAAGAGTTCTCCAAACTGTTTGAGGTATTCTTCAGTGACTTCTTTTGCTGCATCACCAATTGTAATCACACTAGAATATGGTACAGCAAATTCAACAGTAGATGATGCAGACATCCATGCGAGATAGTTAATGTCAAACTTCATATCTTCTGTTTGACGCATGACAAGAGTATAAGGATACGTTAGTTTAAATCCAACATTTCTACCATTTTCATCTTTCATGTCAACAATATCAGCGATCACTTGTTCACCAGTGACCATCTTTACAACTTTCACTGCCATAATTATTTTTTAGGTGATGTTACTAGTCCTTCTTTTAGAAATTTTCGTGCGACTTCAACAAGTCCACCAATTCTCTCTCCATCAATTATAACATAAGGAAGCATATTTACATCGGAATATTCTTGTTTGAAAGTTTCCATAGTAATATCTGTTCCAACTTCAATCTGAGTATATGATTGATTAGATCTAGACATTAATTCTCTGAGATGAGCACAAGCAGAGCAATTTGGTAATGTATAAACTTTGATATCCATGATTAGTTTTCAAAAATAATGTATCCCGCCTGGTCAATTACAAAGCACTTGAAATAATATTCATCACTTTCAACAAATTCTCTTTTTGGGAACCATGATGATGCATTTAAAATTGCAGAGTCGTCAGTTTTAAATTCTATAATATTATTATGTTTTGTCTTAATTATCAAAAGTAAATCTTCTGGCAAAAACTCTTCATAATAAGAATAAACTTTTCCAATCAAATCTTGATCTTCGCATCTATTAAGAGATTCATTATAAAAATACACAAGAGCACAATTGTTTCTCTCACAGTAATCATACATTATATCAAAAATATTTTTTGCGTCAAATACTTCGATCATGCTTCATCTCCAGTTTGTTTGGTCTGTTCAGAATCAAGTGTTTCTAGTAAATAATCAACAACTTGTGTGCTATCCAAATCTTGCCCTTCTTTAATTTGCTGGATAATTTGGGCATTTTCATTTGCACCCTGATACACAGGTAATGCTGCCATTGCTTCACGATAATTTTTATAATTCAGCGGATTCATCATCTGCTGTTTCATGATAAGAGTTTGGATGATTCTTTCTTTAAAGTTTGACAAGAAATATGCAGAAAGTTTTAGATACTGACCTTCACCAGCTAAGTAATCTTCTTGTCCACCAGAAGATTGATAATATTTTTTCCAATCCTCTGGAGAAATGGGAAATTTAACATCATGTGCTTCTGTATATGAAGAATTCTGTGGAATATCTCTGAGTGCTTGTCTGTATGTTCTCCATAGTTCTTTCTCTTCGTCAGAAATAGGACTATCGCCACCAAACACCCAATCAGTATCTTCCAACAAGAAATTTCTTGCTAATCTAATACCATACCACGTAACTTTTTTTCCCTCAAGATATGCTTTTGTAAGTTCTTGCTGGAAATTTTCTTTCTCTACACTATCAATAAGATAAAATGCTTCCTTCAGTGCTTCATAAATTTCTTGAGCTTCTTTGGAGTCATAAACCTCCATCTCATAATCTTTCCATTCATATTCATTAGTAGCAAAGTTTTTTACAAACTTTCGTCTTTGAACATGAAAAGCACCATTGTCATAATATGTAAAGAGAACTAGTTTATCTTTATCACTATCCCACATAGGATAAAGACGAGGACCAATTTGATCATTCCAATAAGTATCAGTAAGATCTCGTGTCATTCCACGATAATTTACTTGCCTTTGAATGGCATTTAACTGTAAAATTAAATTTGGAACATTTGATTCCGATACGATACTCATAGTTTTGGCGCTCTGATAAACCATCCAGTCAGTATATATTTATCTTGAGTTAAAACAGTTAGACCACGATGAGTGTGTGTAAAATGTGCTGGCCAAATAATCACCGTTCCTCTAGTTGGACGTATTCTTCTCAACTGATAAATGTATTCTGTTTCTCCTTCACCTTCTGGCATATCATTCAAATAAATTGTCCAGACAAGAATTCTGTTTGAAGTATCAACATTTCCAGCTTCATAATGCCAAACATGATATCCACCCCCTGGTTGTGTTCTCTGTAATTTGTAATTAGGAGAGAACATAGTTTCTTTTTTTAGAGTATCATACTTATCAACATAATGCATCACACAAACGTTTAAATAATCACGAACATGTTGGCAAGTCTCTTTGTTGAAAGATTCTAACAACAAACAAGTATCAGATCTACCCAATTTTCCTTTATCTGCAAATTGATTATCGCTTTTCCAAATATTATTATTTGACGCCGAAATATTTAATTTGTCTTTAAACGTTTCGATTAAATTATTGCAGATAGACTGATCCAAAAAATTTGGATAAACACCTATAAAATCTTGATATTCTGCCTTCACTAAATGCAATGGTATAAATGGTTCATTCATAATTAATATGCCTTAATAAGATGTTTTGTGAGCATGTATGGTTCCAATAACGGAATATCTTTTACTGGATCTAAGAAAGGTGTTGGTATTAATGGAACACCAGCTGTCATGTTAAATGTAATATCATTGACACCAATACCAGCTGGATATGCAGAATTTCCTGGTCCTTCGATAGTGTAAGAAACAGAACCAGCACTTGCAACTAATTCTCCTGGAGTTGGGACAAATTGAACTTCAGATACTAATTTATAATCATAGAAAAATTCAACTATTCCATAATGGTCATTATTTCCTCCATTATCATTGGCTCCAGATGCAGTTGTTCTCTTTTGTAATATTTTAAACTTCACACCATTTGTTTGAGCACCCTGAGGAATAGCAATACTATATGTGTACCAATTTGTAGCATCACTACCAGTTCCATCACCATCATAATTTGATGCAATTTGTGCATCAGATGGTCTTGGAACTAAAACTCCAATAAATTGACTATCTGGGAAATTATCAGATCCATCAAGATTATAATAAACTCTTAGTTCATCAGCACTATCATCTGGCTTTTCTCCACCATTTATGTTATTTCCACGAGCACATTTTACACCAATTCTTTCAACGTTGGTACAATCCTGAGGAAGTAAAACAATAAATCTTTCCAACTCAGTGCCACCTATTCTAACATACTTTTCATATGCTCCACCAGTTCCAGAACCTAAAGTGATACCCGTTACGTTTCCAGCAGAATTAATTGTTGTGGTTGCTGTTGTTCCTTTTCCACAACCACCCAAAAATCTTACCTTTGGTGGAGAAGTATAACCACTTCCGCCAGAAGTTAAAGTTATTCCAGTTACAGCACCATTCAATACAGTACAAGTTGCAGTTGCACCAGATCCACCACTACTTCCCTGAGGAGAAATAACAACGGTAGGAGCTTGAGTTGTTGGAAGTTTAAATCCTCCAGCAGTTCCAGTTCCAGTTCCAGCCGAATATATTTCTGGGCCCACACTAGCACTTTCTATAACATCACCAATAGAAATACTACTCGTACCACCCTGATAACCAGTAATAACTGCTGTTTTGATAACAACAGATCCATTGCCCCCAGCAGAACTACTAACAGTATTTGATCCACTAATTGATCTGGTTACTCCAGAACCACCAGATCCAACAACAATTGTTGCAGAAGAAATACCATTTGCTTGTAAATTTGCACCGCTAATGTTGCCAGATATTCTACCACCTGATCCACCACCGCCGCCTCCAGATGTCCAGTAACTTCTATCTTCCTGAACTTGTCCAACAATTTTACCATTTACTTCAGAAGAATTACCAGATGCGACTAAATCAAAAATATCTGAGCGATAACTACTCAATCCTCTAGCACCACCATATCC